TACTGTGTTTAGATATGCTTTAGTTATGGTTTCATCAAATATTGCATGGGCTTTGCTCCAATCTCCATTTCCTGAACCCACATTATCAATAGCGTTTACAGGAAATAAAACATCAGGATCATTATTCATAAAATGTGGAAACCACTCAGCAGTTTCCATAGGAAAGTCTTTAGCTATATCACCATTAGGATTATTTAAAATATTTGCACCACTCGATATATTTCCATTAATATCCCTCATAATATGAGTTTCTGAACCTACTACGAAGTAGTAATACCAATTAGCTTCTCTATTCTCGGCTGATGGTATTCCTAATCCTCTATGAAATGAAACTTCTAATTTACAACTGTTATTATTAACTACAGCATTTAAAACATCACTTATATCTGTTAGTTGAAATACGTTTGATGTGTTGCTGTCTCCAATCCAAAGTAGAGGACTTCCTGTTTTAATTTGAAAATATTTATTAGAAGTATCATAATTTCCTCTACCATCATTATAAAATATTATATAATGACCACCTCTAACTACATTTTGTTCAGGATTCGTATTAACTTCTCTAGCTCTTGTAACCGATTGGATAAAGCCATTTTCAAAAATATCTTCATATAGAGTTCTAGCTCGCGAATCTTCCCCTAATACAGTTGTTGTTCTGAATACAGTACTATTCGACCATTCTTCTATATTATAAGATCGTAAATCATCTTCATCTCCATCATATCTGGTTCTCCAAACCAAATCGTCTTTAAATAATAAAGCCTTTTGGTTTTTCTCATCTGTAGATGATCCATATGTAGTACCAGTTTGCCATCCAGCATTTTCTCCTGGTCTAGAAGTTCTAGGAAAATAAGCAGTTCCCTGACCTGGAGTTTGAAAAGGATGATGGTTAACTGTATTAATATTGTTTACTGTATAATCACCTGGAACAGGTGCATTTGAATATTCTGGAGTAGTTACCCAAGCATCCCCATTCCATCTCCATTGTCCATCAGGACTCAATGTGTCAATAGCAAGATTTATATTTTCTACCCAAGTAAAAACCTTATTGATGCGCCCTGCATCAAAAGTTGCTTCCGGACCGCCAGATCCGTATTCTATTTCCATTATTTTCCAATCACCATCTCCACCTAATGACGTTGTAGTATCTCCTACTTGTAAGTTTAAAACAGTTGCAAGGGCAGCATCAGGATATACGTTCATTATATCTGTAACGCTGTATGGTGGCTCTGCTTCTTCAGCTGAACCAGGTGGTTGATATTCTGCTGGTGGATTTTCAGGAATAGCTTCTGTAGGCGGATTTAGTACTGGATTATAATAACCTGCCGGGCTGCCTTCTGGTTCAACTTCTCCTTCATATCTATCAGGATATCTAACTTCTATCTTTACACCCTTATTAGCAACTGTACTCTTTACATCTAAACTTATGTTTATTATATCCCCACGACTTATACCATTGCGTGATAACTCTTGCATATGTTGGCTTATCTGTAATCCTCTATAACGTTGTTCATTTGGCCATACTGGTAAATCTATGAAACCTTCGTTTTGGTCTATAAATTTAATACAATTTCCACCACCATTACCTTCTCCCATAACTACTTTCGCATGATATCCAATGGTTTGTGTACCATAAAATGGCGCCGTTGAATATTTAGGATCGTCATAACGTTGAAATCCGGGCTGCCAATCAGTAGCACGAACTGCATCATCATGCAATGACTCATCCCAAGCCCACTTATCGCCCTGCATTATTATCTCACCTAAATTATTTATCCATAAGTCGTCAAAATTACCATTTTTGAAAAAGTTAATACCAGTTTTAGGATAATCTGTTACTTCATCTACTTTATATACATCATTAATTGTTACAGTCGCACCAATCATTTTTTCTGTAAATATAAAACCTTGTGGTTGGATTTTTAATTCTATAGAATCATATAAATCACCTACAAACTCAATAGTTTGGTCGAGATCCCACTTCTTTATAGCAGTTTGAATATCAAGAAAATCATCTTTATAAGAACCATTTATATTTTTAGCTCTTAACCTTACTTCAGTTCTACTTGGAGATATTAAATCAATTTGATATTTTAAATCTTCTACACCTAATTGTTCTGTAGAGCTTGGCGCACTTTTATAATCTACTTCTGTTGCTGCAAATACTAAAGCATCATCAGTCACATAAACAGCTTCCATATTAGTATAAACATCACCTCTTTTAGTGGTAGATGTATTAAGTGTATGAACTAAAACAGCAGATTCTTCTCCAGCTAATTTTCTAAGAAAGTTATATTTTACATTAAAAGTTCCACTTTGGTATCCCAAATCTCTTATATGTTTACCAGGATAAAATTCAATATTACCTGAGTTAACCATAAATTCTGTTAGAGGTAGATTTTTAAATTGTAGAAGATTTTTGTTATCATCAAATAGCTGAAAATGAACAAAGTCTTTTAAACCTTGTGCGCCCCACTTACCATTTTCATAAGGTTTTTGTCCTACACTTATCTGAGAATTAGCATCAAGTAATTGTAAATCTTTTTCTTTTAACTGACTTGACATTAGGTTATTTCCTTAAATTCTCTATCCAATACTTCGTTAAGTACACCATAACTCTCTTCAATTTTTAACTTTTTAACTCTTGTATTATGAATAATCATTGTTTCAGGATCTTCAGGTAGTGCATCTGTCCTAGGGTTTTCGAAAAGTAAAATAGACCCTTCAGTTTTATGTCTCATTAATAAACTATTACCACCAGATGCATCTGAAATAGAAAATTTTTCTAATAATGCTTGTTTTCTTAGTAAGTAATAATGTTCATCTCGGTCAATCAAGTTTTGATAAAATGGTAGTTCTCTTAATTCCTCTGGTGTATAAGGCATTTTTTATCTCACAACTTTAAATATGAAATCATTATCAAAGTGCTGTATAATTTCATCTACTGTATTACTTCCACTTACCACTTTGAACTCAAATTTATAATATCTCTCCGATTGTAAACCATTCATCCAAAGATTAAAATAATTTCCAGTAGAATCACAGCTCACTAATGAACCAGTACCATAAGGTATTATTACATCATCAGTTTGAGCATCTCTTACTGAATAATAAGCACCAGTACCACCTATTTTTTCTACGCTTCCACTTGGTAAATACTTAGCTGTTAAATATTCAGAAGCTGTATTGGAATAAGATTTAGTAGGATATTTAGCTCTACCTACCAATCTAAATTTAACTTTCGACTTTTCTTTATATTCTGGTCTTAAACTTTTCATATAAACTGCCATATCCTCTAACTCTGTTGATGATAAAGCACTTAATGAACCTGTACTCCATTTTGTATCAAACCATTCGACTTCTAATTTTGGTGGATATATTGTATGAGTTTGTCTTGAAAAGAATTTAAAAGTTCCTAATCTATCTGTACTACCTTCATCAACATTTGTATCGGTGTTTCCAATACTACCACTTCTTTTAATTATAAAACCATCATTAGGATAAGTGTTATCTAACCACTTGTTCACTATTGGAGTGACATTCATTCTCATATCACCCGTTTCATATGCAAATGATTGTGATCCATATGAAGCAGTATACCAAGTACCACCAGAAGCAGATATAGCAGACCATCTACTACCTTGATCATTTCCATCCCTAAATTCCCAACTAGCACCTTCTGTAGTTATTGGATCATCCCCATAAAATCCCTGTCCTTCTAACCAACTTTGACTTACAGGATAAGCATATAAAGATTGACTTGTACTTAAATTTTGAGAATTAGCATCATACATATTTAAATAAAATTTTGGACTTGTGATAGTACCATCTACTATAGACTTTGAAACTTCACTTAAATCAAATTTCATTAAAATACGAGAAACTTTTATGTTACCGCCAGAAGTACTCATAGTTTTTGTTATTTCTAGTATCTCATCTAAACCACTATTACCACTACCCGTGGCTTGATATAAAGTTGTATCTATATCAGGAAAAATAAAATAATTCATTAGTTACCTCCCGATGAATCACCGACAACACGACCTTCAATATCGGTATTTGGAAATTTTAGCTCAAAACAACTTGGGTCTAACGAAGGATATACTACACCTTCTTTTGTAGCACCTATTATGTCATAAACATTTCCCGAATAACCACCCGATTCTTCATATTTATTAGTTATCACGACAGGATTATTACCCACATTATTTTCTTCAGGTGGAACTACAGCAGATACACCATCGACTAATGATAATTGATAAGCCAAATCAGCCAATACAATTGGTTGTCCTATTTGCCATTTATCTATATTAAAAAAGTCTTTAACTTTTTGTATAGCTCTAAGAACTACTTCTTCTTTATTATACGCTGTTTTAGTAAGCAAATTAAATTTAACTCCTACGTTTATGACATAAGCATCTTTAATATTAACAGCATCCGTCACCATTCTGAATTGAGTTAAATAAGTTTGTATATTTTCCTTTACGGCCTGATTAACACTAGCTAACCTTTTATTAGCATCAAATCCTAAAATATATAAATTAAGAGCTAAAGGATTTATGATTCTATCATCAGAATTAGCACCCGATTGACTATCCAATTGGGTATCTTGTACGATATAAGCTTTTGCGATATTACCATATTTAGGTGGTAGCGCATATACTCTTGTTATATAATCTTCTTTAGTGACTGCTCTTGATTGAGCTTGAAAATAAGCTAAAGCATTATTCTTAACCTCAATAATACTCTCTAAACTTCTTCCACCAGCAGCTGGATTTGGATTATTTACAGCTATAGAATTTTTTGTTTGAGTAACTAAAGCAGATGATAATGCTGTTTCATCTAATGTAACATTTGAAAATTGTACATTTCTTAAACTATTAGAACGAATATTATGATTCACTCCACCACCATATCTATATTTTATTGTTAATACTGTATTAGATGGTGCTTGCCCATATGTTTTAGTAGATAAAAAATTAGAAGGATCAAAAGCTGTTCCTAAATAGGTTGGTGAACCTGGTAAAGAAGAACCAACTTCATCTGGATTTGGAATTATCTCTTCATCAGGACTATCTGATGTTCCAGCTCCAAACCTCATTTCAGTTTTGCCATCTTCTCTAATAAATGTTGTAAATCTTCTTGTAGTTTTTAAAAGTTTCAATAAATAAGGAGCTTGGTCAGCATAAGTATATAGCTCATTATCATTTTTTAATGTATTCTCCATATCTGTAAACATAGTATCTTGTGCTAAAAATGGAACTTCATACCAACTATTATCATCACTATCCGTTACTGAAATTATTTCTGTTATATTTGTATTAGCCAAAGCAATTCTTTTATATTTTTCAGCATCATTAAAAGTGATATATTCTGTAGTTGTATTGCCGCTAGAAGCTTTTATAGATTTTTTCAATAAATAAGTTACTGGAGTATCTCCTGAACTTTCATATATACTAATTTGCATTTGGTCGTAAGAACTTGAAAATTTGAAGTTACAATCTTCTTGAGTTATAAATGTAATATTACTATCAGATACAATTTCCATACCAGCTTTGATTGACATACCATAACTCAAATCAGGCTTTGTATCATAATCATCTCCTGTTCCAGTAGAAGTTGCTGGTACAGTTTGAAATATATCTAAGCCAGTAGAAGCTGCTGTTGCTAGCTTTGGTTTATACCCTAATGCTTGCGCCATATTATACACAGTCTTCTTTTCTTCTGCGAATGCCAATAAACTTTCTTTAAACTGATTATCAATATAATAAGAAAGTACATCTCCAACATACGAAGCCATTTCAATAAACATCATACCTGGACTTGATTCATTAAAATCATTATATTCGTTTGGAAAATATATTTTTGTAAATTCTATTAGATTATCTTTAAAAGATGTAAAATCTTTATTTAAATATCTAATTTCCTTTACTGATTTTTTTGGTGCTGTGTAAGGCATTTCTTATCTCCTAATAATTTACCAAATCAATAGACAATTTACTCTTATTTGTAGTATCTATATTTATAGAAAATCTCATAGATACATTAATAGCATTTCTATTTCTTTCTGAAAATTTTGTTTCTATTTCATCTATTATTATAAAAGGTAACCATTGACTCATAGCTGAACGTATAACTTCTTCCACCCTACTTTCTATATCATCTCCTTCTTGTTCAAATAAAACTTTAAACAAATCAGAACCAAATTCTGGATTACCTAACCTTTCTCCCTTTCTTGTTAGTAAGAGATTTTTGATATTAGATTTAGACTGTTCCAAAGATGTTTTAGTTCTATAGAAAAATCCACTTCTGTTGTGAGTTAATGGTAACCCGACACCAATATAAACATCTTCGTTTTTATCTTTTGCTATTATACTCATTCTTTACCATCTTTCTTTTTTAAAGCATTCATTACACCTCTGTAATCTTTTGTTAAAGCTCCCATAACTTCTTCAGGAACATCTTTTGGATTTACACCAGCGGCTTGAGCAGTCTGTACCGCAGCAATTTCCCTTTTAGTTTCATCATTGCCACCCATCATATTTCCATAACCCATAGCCTCAACCATTTTAGAAGAATCAAACGTTTTTCCACCCATTGTTGGATACTCATCAAACTCTTGAGACTGTGCAGTTTCATTGAGTATCTTATTTAATGTTGGGTTTTTAGTATAACTTACTTCTTTTGGCTTAGCTTTTTTAGGAATCGGTTTAGACAATATTTCAGGAACACCATTAGTATCCTTAGACATAGCCTTTGCCCCTTCACTTATAAATATCTTCTTTACCTCTTTTTGTACTTCTTGTTTTACTATTTCTCTGATTAAAGTAACCAGCTTTTGTGATTTAGCCATATTTAACTCCTATTTGTATATAAATATATTAACTTAACATATTTGTTCTATCTTCACGAACACTATCTTTTAATTCTTTTTCAAGCTGAGCTTGTGCTATTCTAGATACTGACCTGGTTAAAAAAGCTGAATAATTACTCACTACAGTTGGTGCA